CGCCTTGCCTTTGCCGCCGAGTCCGCCTTTGCCCTTGCTGTCCTTGGGCATGAATTCGGGGAACTTGAGCGGGCCACCCGGTTCCTCGTAATAGCCGCCAAACGCCGCCTTGATCTCCTTGAGCTTAGGGTGGGATTCGATGGGTTCTTCGGAAAAGTCGAAGCCGAGGTTCCACTGCTCGGTGTCTTCCGGCGCGGGTTCCTCGTCCTCGGTGTAGCCCTTGTAACTGACGGTGACGATCCAGCCGTCGGTGCCGTCGTTGAGCGCCTGCCACGTCCTGCCGTTTTCGACGAGTCCGTAGTAATTTCCGGAGCCGACCGTGGTGACTTCGCTTAGGCTTTTGGCAAGATAGGAGACCGAGAAGGTCGAGATCATGTTCTCGTCCCTGCCGCCGCTCGCGCCTTCGAGGATGACTTCACTGGCCATGGCTTACGCGAAAACCGCCTCCGCCGGTGCTGGATCTTTGGCTGGCTTTTGTTTGACTGTTTTTTCTTCGATCTTCTTGAGTAGGTCAGTCTGCCGCTTGTTTTCCTCCAGCAGTCCGGCATTCGCGCTGCGGCCGAAGAGCATGTTCATGGATTGGGCGAAGCCGCCTAGAGCCGCACTCTGAACGGATGCGGTTGGTTTGGGTGCTTTCTTCTCGGGTTCTTCTTCATCTTTGACGATGGCGATCTTCTTGCCCTGCTTGACGGGTGGAATTGCATCCTTGATGCGGTTCACGATATTGCCGAACTCGTCCCGCATGCCCGAGGTGTCGATGACTTCTCCGGTGTTGGCGAAAGTCTCTCTGAAACGTCTCTTCACGTTCTCACCCGCCTCGGCCAAGCGAGTGGCCATCTTACGGGCAGCAGGTTCCAATAGATCGCCCGCCGATGAGAACCGCTCTGCTGCCAGCTCATCGAGCACTGCCGCGCTGCCTTTTAGTGTGCTCTGGATGTTGTTGAACGCATCCTCCTTCCCGAAGATTTCGGCCAGTGGTCGAGCTACCTCGATGACTTCCGCGACGCCTTTTTGCAGGAAGCTGACGGCGGATAGAAAAATGCCGATGAGGGCATTGCCCATGCCGCTCCAGAACTCGGGGGTGGTTAGGATCTGGAAGTAGGCGACGGCCGTCTTGAAATACTCGACGATGTATTGGCCGGTGGCGGCAATGGTGGCACGCAACATCGCGAAGAGGAAATTCACGCTCTGCGCGAAGGCCAGTTTGAGCGACGTCCAGACAAGGTTGACCGCTTCGCCGCTGCGGAAGATGGCGACCAGGAACTTGCCTGCTTCGGCCATCTTGGGTTTTGCCATTTCCACAAATGCCAGAAACTGGGGGGTGAGGGACGCGAGGGCGTCGGCGAGGGGTTTGCCGATTTCATCGAATCCCTGACCGAGTGCGGCTTTGATCTGTTTTGTCGAATCCGCCGTGGCTGCCGCTGTGCCGCTCACTTGAGTTTCGATGGCTTTCAGAACGTATGCCTGCGCTTCCATCATCTGGTTGGATTCAGTGAGCGTCTTGATCTTTTCCTTCTCCTGATCGGTGAAAGTGATGCCCGATTTCCCGAGGGCGACGATGCCCTTGATCGGGTTGTTGAGCGCCTTGCCCAGCGCGACAGCATTGGACTCCGCGCTGCCGAAACCTGCGGCCCCCATGTCCACGGCGGCTTGGGTGGCACGGTCGAAATTGCCGCCCATTTCGTCGGCGCTTTTGGCGAGTTCCTTGAACGTGAGCAGCTTCGCCTGGGTCATTTGGATCGCAGCGCCATCCACGCCCGTTTGAATCTCGATCTTGTCGGCCACCTGGTTGAGTCTTTCGGCCACCACTCCGGCCTGATCGCCGAACAAGCCCATTGATTCCGCGATGTTGCGCACGCGGGCATCGGCGGAATTGGCGGCTTCGCCTGCAAGGAGCAGCTTGTAGGTCATCGCACCGATGGCGGCTCCCGCTGCGGCCACTCCGGCGGCAACCACCGCCGTTCCCTTGGCCACTGACTTCATGGCGTTGCCCATCGACCCGATGCCTTTTGATGCGCCCGACGACATGCTGGTCATCGAGGTTTTCAGCTGGTTGGCGGACGACTTTGCCCCCTTTACGCCGGTTTGGAATCCGGAGGTGTCGAGTCCTAGTTCTGCTGTGAGCTTGGCCATCTAGCACAGGGGAAATTGTCAATCGAAGCCGGACTTGTTTTTCACATTGATGAGGTAAAAAAGCAGCCGTTTTTCCATCGCACGGCTTTGCGCACGGAGAGCGGCATTCACCCTCGCCCGCAGGCCATTCACCTTCGCTGCCCACTCGACCGCGTTGGTGATGGTGGCAGTGATGGATGCCTCCCGCACTCTGATGGCGGTGCTGCCGGGGGCGGTGTGACGTGACACCCAGGCGGGGACGCGAATCTTCCCTACATCTCGCGCTGCCGTGGCCCATGCCGATGCGAGATAGCCTACGCGCGTCTTCTTTGCTTTGATCAGTTCGGCGATCAACGCCCGGGGAGCCTTGGTTTTTTCCCCGCCCTTGGCGACACGCATGCTGCCGCTCCTTCTTTGCGACCTGAGGATTGCGAGCATCTGCTGCATTGAATCCGCCTCCGCCTTCTTTGGGTCGGTGACGCCGCGAAACACGGCACGGATGTCCCCCACAATCGCCTGTTCACCTAGCTTCTTTGCCTTCACCCCACGTGTGCCGCCACGGTTCGGGGGCGTGAAATCCAACAGGTGCCTGATGAAGCCACGGATCTGTTCCTTCATGAACGTCTCTCCGTCTCGCTTCGAGTATTGGGCGAGTCTTTCTGCCGCATACTGAAACTCTTCGACCCGCAGCTTGAATTTGAATTCGTCACTCATCCTCGTCGGTCATGCGGTCGATGAGTCCGATCAACTCGTCGGGGGCGAGTGCTTGGATCGATTCCTCGGTTGGTGGCTCAAGCGTCCAGAGATTCGCCGATTGGAGCGAGCAGTGGTAATACTGAAGGGCTCGTGCCATCGGGAGTTTCCAGATGATGAACTCCTCACTCCATCCGGTGTCCTTGGCGATGGTGTAAACCGCGCTGGCCAGCCATCCGGGGTTCAGGACTTTCCCGGCGCGTCGTCCTCGCTGGAGGGATACTTGCTTTCGGCGCGCACGCTAGAGGCCGACACCATTTCGCCGATGCGGTTGATCTCGGCCATCAGCTCGGGGATCGTGTCGAAGGTGATGCCGAGCGAAAACCTGAGCACGCGGGTTTCCGCGCTCCCGTCATGCACGGCGGCCACCACCTCATCAATGGGGGCGGATTGCATCCATGCGAAGGTGACGATCTGCCGTTGCTTTTCCTCGTCGGTTTGTTCGGTTTCGTCCTCGCCGGTGAACAGGCTGAGCTTGAACAAATAGGCGAGTTGCATCGACCCGTAGGAAAACGGACGCAGCTTGATGCCGCCGATCTGCCGTTCACCGGGTTCGATCATGGCGGTGGCGAGGTAATCATTTCTGTTACGCATGATTTCAGAATTCGGAAAGGATTTGATCACGGGTGGCTTTGCTTGCTTCGTCAGATCCGCTCGGGACGATGGCAATGCGCTTGCCTTTGCGGATGAGTAGCATCGGTCGCATCGTCTTGACCTTGTCGAGCAGGCGGTTGTGCTGATCGTTCATCGCCCTCAGGTAGGCGATGGGGTGGTTGGCGTTGGTCTCGCACCAATCGAGTGATTCGTAACGCTTGCGGAACTCATCGAAGGTGATGCTTTCGGCGACCTCGATGGGCTCGAAATGGAGTTTTGCCGCGCCGTCCATCAACCAAGTGACCGTGCGCTTCGCGCCGTTGGGCGTTTGCTCCACCGTATCGGAATAGGCGGCTTCGGTGGCGAACATGCCGCCGCTGGAGAGTGCTGCTGCAATCAGGCGAGTGTTGCGGCTTTCGGTGGGCTTGGTGTCGTGGTCGCGCACGATGCTGAGTGTGGTTCCTTCTTTCATGGGGTGATCTTGTTTGGGTTGTTATGGTGCCGATGCTCCGGCTCCTGGGTGATTGATTCCCGATAGCTCAAACGAGTTGTAGTCCTCGTTGGTTTGGGAGTTCTTGACTGAGGTGATGATGGTGGTGCCGCCTGTGATCTGCTCGGGCACGTAGGCGGCGGAAGATCCACCTAGCAGTGATTCGGCAGCGACGCCCCGACCCTTGACCGAGAAGCTAAACGACGGGTCGTAGCGGTGACCGGTTTCGAACGCCCCATCGCTTTTCTTGATGATCTTGTGCTCGATCTGCTTCTGCACGTCCACGCTCTCCACTAGGGCGGCGGTGACGCATTTGACTCCGATTTCATTGAATGCTGCTGGCATGGAAGTGGGTGGGTGTTAGGCGTCGTCGTAGGCGGTTGCTTGGATCTCGAAGGACGGGAATTCATCGTTGCTTTCCGTCACCTTGACCGAGGTCACGAACGCCGCGCCTTTGGTGATGGCACCTGCCACCACGTCGCCAAAATTCACGGTGCCTTTGCCCGATAGGGTGATGCTGCGGGTGATGAGCTTCTTCGGCACGGCCACCACGGTCACCCCGAGCGAGTCACGCAGCGTGGCCACCTCGATGGAGGCGTCGGCAGACGATTCCTGGGCGTGACCGGTGGCGGGCGCGAGTCCGTGCAGGTTGGTGACTCCGAAGGTGGCGGGCATGATTCTTACGGCGTGTTGTCAACCGGCGACCAATCCACACCGAGAACGCCCTCGATGGTGGTCAGCCAGCGGTCGTCGTCACTCACTGCGGTGGCGTGTGACCTCGTCCTAAATCCACCGACCGTAAATCCATTCGCCGCAGGTAGTGCGCCTTCCATGACGTCCTTCACCGCTTGGGCAAGTGCCGCGTGTTGCGCCCGGTCATCAGTGGGGGACGAGACCATGATCTTGATGGTCGCCCGATGCAGTGGCCCCACCACGGTTTCAATCGAGTCTGCCAGCACCAGAACCGCGTGAGATTCAGGCGGGCGGATGCTGGATGATGTCCCGGTGAAAATCTCAGGGGCGGGAACGAACGGCACGGAAGTAATCAGTTCGGCCAGATAGTCTTCGATCGCTTGGTTCATGGCGGTGATGGTTAGCGACGAGCCACGCGGTATTCGATGATACCGGCACCCGGCTTGCGGTTGATCTCCTCGATCTTGTAGCGCTCGCCCCCGATGTGAATCGTGTCGTTGTGGGCGGGTGGAGGCGTTGGCAGATGCGCCACGAGCAACCTCACCGTGAGTGAGCCGTCCTGGGTGAAGCCGCCTTCCTCAAGGTCAACTGCAAGTCCGCTCGGCGAGACCATCGCCTGATAGTCCCTGCTGCCTATGGTCACCGGCACGCCTGCGTCACGCAGAATTTCAACGAATGCTTCGGCAGCGGCGGCTTGGAGCGAGTTCATGCACGGCATGGGGTGTCAATCGACCGAAACAAAAACACCCCCTCCAGTTTCCCGGAGAGGGCGTTGTCATGATTCCTATCCAAAAATCTTATGCAGGGCGCGTGATACGTTCAATGACGGGCTTATTGCCTGCCGCAAAACCATACATTAGCGTGAAGCTCACTTCCTGCTTACCGAGGCGTCCGTCGTAGCGGTCACGGACTTGGACGGACAAGCCGGTGCGCGGATCGGTGACCACGCGGATCACGGTGTCACCGGTGTTGGCGGGCACATCGGGAACACGTGCCGCCATAATGAGTCCTTCGCGAATACCAGCAAAACCCACCAGACGCTCGCCGTTTTCCGGGAGTGCCGAGTATTCGATCACGGTGAAGCCGTTCACGTCGGGCAGAATTCCCGAAACAACCACGTTGCCTGCTGCGGGAGTGATGAACGCCTTGTAGAGCGCCTCGTCCTTTTGCAGGGCGTTGTAGTAGTCGGAGTTCACGAACATGAATCGTCCCATGTCCGGGATGAAGCGCTTGTTGAGCTTTGTACTGATGTCCACGACGGAGTTGCGTCCAAAGCTGGCGGCAGCAATTTCCGTTTTGTTGGTAAAGTTGGCGTTGATGATGAGTGCCATGAGGTCATCACTCACCTTGCGACCAAGCGCGTAGGCCACCTTGTCGGCGTAGCGCTGGTTCAGGTCGATCTCACTGGTCGAGCGTTCGACGTCGGTGATGGCGTAGCCCGCGTAGGCGTGCTTGTTGATTTTCACGCTAACATCGACCTGCGCTTGGTCGTCGGGCACGTATCCGGTGGCAGGCACGAAGTCCTTGGCGACGGTGGGAGTGACGATGTGGGTGACGATGTCCTGGTTGAACTTCACGCTGGCCGAACTGAAGTCGGTGGCGATTTGTCCGAGGAGCGGGAATCGAGCCAGTAGCGTGTTGAGCGCGGTCTGGGCGATGATGGCGGAATTAACCGTGGCGTGTGAGTTGGGCATGGCGTGTTAGCGGGTGAAGTGTTTGGCGAGGTGTTGTTGATAGAAGGCGGCGGCTTCCACGGGCTTGTGGTCGCTGACGAGTTGCTCGTATTGGGCGACGAGTTCGTTCAGAGAGATCGCTTGAGGGGCTTGTTGGGAGTCGCCAGCCGGGGTGATGCGAGCGGGAAGCGTAGTGCCGGTGGAAGCGACGACGCGGGCGACTTCGAGTTGCAGTCTGCGGTCGAAATCCACCTGCGACGCCTGAAGCTCGGTAATGCGTGAGTTAAGGCTGGTAGCTTCCTGAGTGGCGGCATCCCGCTCGATGGTGAGCGATTCGAGCTGGGCCGTTAGAGTTTCCACCTCACCACGCAGGGCATCGAGTGCCGTGGAGTTTTCAGTGAGGAGTTCGGTTTGTGCCTGATAATCCCGCGTAAGGTCATCGACCTGCGTGCGGGCTTCGAGGAGTTGGTCTTCGAGTGCGGTAGTCATCGCACGTGTTCCCATGTCAACTGCTGCGTGATAGACTTTTAGGCGGCGCATGGCTTCGGCGCGGTCTTGCACCATGCCTGCGAGGTTATGGCGTTGTGCCTGCTTGCCGCTGAAAGTCTGGCCTTCCATGGCCTCGGGTGGAATTGCGCGACCTTTTGCTAGAACGGCTGCATGAAATTCACCGGCGATTTCCGCGAGATTCGATTGGATCAACTCGCGTTGGTCGTCGGTGAGCGGAGTGCCTGGAGCGCCCATCGCCTTGTATTTGCCGACCGAGAAAACCTCCACCTTGATTCCTGCGGCATTTATGGCTGCCGAACGATCGACCACGGCCTGCACCACGCCGATTGAGCCGACTTGAGCAGAGGGCGTGGCGTAAATGGCTCGGGCTTGGCTGGCGATCCAGTAGGCGGCGGATGCCATCAGGCCGGATGAGAAGGCATAGACTGGCTTCTTCTTATCGAGAGATGCCACGGCCGCTGCGAGTTCCGGTGTGCCGGCCACGGTTCCACCTGGAGAATCGATGTCCAAAAACACCGCTTTGATGTCGGGACGCGAAGCGGCTTCTTGAATCGCAGATCCGATTTCCTCGGAGTCGGTCGCGCCCATCAGCACCCGCGCAAAGATGTCAGGCTTGCGGATGATCGGGCCGTTGATCGAAACCGTGGCCACTCCGTCTTCAACGGATAGAAGAGAGCTGGATGCTTGGTCACGGACGACTGGATTGCCGAGCGCACGGAAAGAATCCGCCGCAGCGATCATCGACCGAAGCGCGTCAGGTTGGATCAGCCATTCGCGATTTTGCAGGAGGAGCGAGTTCACGCCCCGGCGGCGGTGTCAACGCTGCGTCCTTGGCCGATTGTTATTCGGCAGACTTCACGTTAATTGTTTCAAACTCATCGTCCCTACCGAAGGCCACAACTTTTCCGCTCTTAAATTTTACTGTGTATCCTTCAGCAAAGTTGGGGTGATTCGGGTTAAGAATTGGAGCA